ACAAAGTATCTTTGGCGAGAAAAGTGGATAATGCTAGCCTTTATCAAATGGCTAAAGATTTCCATAATTCTTTAAAAGTAAGTAACGCTGCTGCTGAGAACAAAGAAGAATCTAATTACTAGATTCCTCTTTAAGAGGATAGGAGCAGTGAAGCGAGAGTGGAGCTGCTCCGACCCGGGATCATTATGGAACATGAATTTATAGAATTATTTAAAGGTTATGAGGGCGATTTTGGCATGGCGGACATGTCTAAGACAGAGCTCGATTCAGAAAAAAATAAAATAAAACCTAATTACGAATGGGCAGGAAGACCTGTCACATTAGACGACTACAAGAATCACTTACAAGGAAAAAAATCAATTGGAATTCAACCATGCAGAATAGATAAAACTGCACAGTTTGGTTGTATAGATATTGATCCACCAGATTATGGGTCCTTTAAAGTAGAAAATTATTTAGCACTATTTCAACAATATAAATTACCATTAGTACCTATTTTATCTAAGAGTGGGGGTTTACATTGTTATATTTTTTTAAAAGAACCTATTCCAACAGTTGATTTAATAGAAGCCTTAAAAGCTTTTCTGCTTCCATTAGGATTAAAACCAACTACTGAGGTTTTTCCTAAACAGAAAGAACTACAGAAAGATGATAAAGGAGACATAAAGCCAGGAAATTTTATTAATTTACCTTACTATAACAACGGACAATCTACACGATATGCTATAGATAAGAATAATTCTAAACTATCAGTAGAACAATTTATAAAATTTGCTAACGAGTCTAAAGTAGATAAAGAAACTTTAGATAAACTTGTAGAAGAAACTCACAGAAATATATTATTAGGAACTAATCCAGAATTTGACGACGGTCCACCGTGTCTAGCATTATGTTCTAGAACAAAATTAGATGATGGTAGAGACAGATTTATGTACAACTATATGGTCTTTGCTAAAAAGAAATACAAAGACAAATGGCCAGACCAGGTATCAGCAGCCAACTATAGTTATCTAGCTAATCCTTGGGATAAAGCAAAACTAGACTCAAAAATTAAGGCATGGAAGGGTGAGACAGCAGGGCATACTTGCTATGAAGATCCTATTAAAGACAAATGCATGCGTAGTCTTTGTTATAAAAGACCATTTGGAGTTAAGTCGGATAGTATTTCTGTATTTCCAGAGATTCAAGACTTTGAAATGATAGCGTATGCAGAACCTGAGTATAGATTCAATGTTATTATGCCTAACGATGACAAGATTCAAGTCATTATAAGTAATACAAAACTCATGACTACACAGAAAGAAGTATTAAATTTAATATGGCAACAGACTGGTGTGTATTTTGAACCATTAAAACCAAAAGATTTTAGAGCGAAATTAAATGAGTGGCGTAGAGGTGGACAAAAAATTACACCACCTAAAGGAACTCAAATAGAAGATAGACTAGAAGAAGAGTTGTACCAATACTGTGTGAATGGACCTCAGGCACAAGAGAGAAGACAGATACACAATGGTTCTTGCTTTACGGAAGAAGGCTATCATTACTTTAGATTTAATTCTTTTATCGAGCATCTAGGAACTGGGTGGAAAATTCCAGAAGAAAAAATTGCACAGAAACTAAAAGATAAATGCAATGTAGAGTTTGATCATTCTTTGAATGTTGAAGGCAAGACACTTAAAGTTTGTAAATTAAAACAACTTTATACTCCACAAATAGAACATAAACCTGTGCAAAGGAAAGGAACTAATTATTAATGAGATATAAAGTAGTAGGACCACCAGGCACCGGAAAGACTAGAAGACTTTTAAATGAAGTACACAAATACGTTAAGAATGGTACCCCACATGACAGAATAGGTTACTTTGCATTTACTCGTAAAGCTGCAGGCGAAGCTCGAGATAGATTCTTAGCTAAAAATTTAGACCTTACTAAAAAAGATATTAAATATTTTCAAACACTACACTCATTAGCTTTTAATAACCTAGGACTTAAGGAAGAAAACGTAATGCAGGAAGGTAATTACCAAGCAATTGGAGAAACCTGTGGCATTCAAATTAAATATGCGTCCTATGAAACAAATAATTTTAATGGAATCTTTTCTTCTAACAGTGAGTATCTAAGTCTAATTAATCTAGCTAGAGTAAGACAGATTACGGCTGAAGCACAATTTAATCGTAATGAACACCTTAGTTGGATTAGTAAAACAAAATTAATTGGAATAGAGAAAGAGATTAATAATTATAAAAGCGCGCATAATCTTATAGACTTTACTGACATGATTCAACAGTTTTTAGACAAAGGAACTACACCTAAATTTAAAGTTATTTTTGTTGATGAAGCTCAAGATCTTTCTTTAATTCAATGGGCTATGATTGATAAAATAGAAAGAGAAACAGAATGTGATGTATGGATTGCCGGCGATGACGACCAGGCTATCTTTGGATGGGCTGGAGCTGATGTAGATTCTTTTATTAACTGGGATTCACGAGAGATATTATTAGATAAATCTGAAAGAGTTCCTCAACTAATTCAACGAAAAGCTTTAGAAGTTATTTCAAGAATTTATCTTAATCGTTTACCTAAAGATTATCTTCCTAAAAATGAACTAGGAGTTATTGAAGAACGATTTAATATTAATGGAATTGATATGACTACCGGAGATTGGTTAATACTAGCTAGAACTAATTCTCTTTTAAAAGCAATTCCTGCATATTTAAAACGAAAAGGATTTTTCTTTCAAACTCATCAAGGAAATAGTATGGGCAAAACTTTATACGAAGACATTTTAAATTGGAAAAAGATGCAAAAAGGTGAATCTATTCCTGAAGTCTATCATCAAAGAATTTTAGAAAATATAAAAAGTAAAACAATTAATTTTCAAGGTGATTGGTATGAAGAATTTAATAATGTTTCTGTCTCTAAAAGAGATTACATGAGAGCTATGTTAGATAATGGGGAAAATTTATTAATGGACCCAAGAATAAAAGTTTCAACAATTCATGGAGCTAAAGGTGGAGAAGCACATAATGTAATTTTATATTTAAACCAAACGGCGAATACTATCAAAGGTGCAAAGAAATCGCAAGAAAAACAAGACGAAGAATTTAGAGTGTGGTATGTAGGAATTACACGAACAATTGAAAATTTATTTTTAATTAAATCAAAAAATAAACAGAAAGAGTTTAAGCTATGAGTGATCACATATATAAAAAGCAGGTAGGCGGGAGTCACTACAAATCTATGGTTATTCAACCATCAGAATTTATTAACAGAAATAATATTCCGTTTG